ATTTGCGCAAGAGCACGGACGCACAGCAACCATGGCGGAGCTTGCTGCAGTGCTTGATGTGACTCCTAAGATGATATCTGACACATTGCAGCAGTCGTATCGGGTCACAAGCCTCGATAAACCTGCGCAAGATGAATCATCTAACATTCTTGACATCATTGCCGATAAAAGGCAATACGACGTTGAATACGATTGGCAGCTTGAAACCGTACGTGATTATTGCGACGAGCATTTAGATGATCGCACGCGTGAAATCATCTATGCACGCAACAGTCGCAATCCAGTGCCGTGGAATGACCTAGAAAAGCGCATGGGCCTATCACGTGCACGCATGTGCGAAATACAAAGGCGTGGCATCAGCCGCCTTCGTATGCTGATAGGCAACCCGCTGGCAGGCACCCCACTTGGCGCCAACAATACGGAAAGTCGGGAACATCTGGAGAGTCTGCCTAGCGGGAATGTGTAAAGATCACCAGCAAGAATGGCAGGCTAGGGTGTTCTATCATCAGATGCTTGAATCCAGTGCAGCACAGCAAGCTCACGATCTAGCAGATAAGAATCCCGCTGATTGAACCATTGCTGCCATTCTTCGCTTCCTTTATTTCGATTGCATGGCCTGCAGGCTGGCACAAGATTAGTCGTCACAGTAGCGCCACCTTTATGGCGCGGCTTGACGTGATCTAACGTGTCAGCTAGGTCTCCGCAGTAAGCGCATTGATGCTGCCATGCCTCAAAGATTTGCTGCCTGAATCTATGTTTTGCACTGCGTTTCGGGATGAGGTTTGCGCCATCAATGCAGTGATCCACGCAGTGGAGTCAGCTACACCAGCTTAATAATCCCAGCGCACGCGTGGCCTGCCGCGACGCATTCCTAAATGCACAAATCCTTTAGGCGCACCGTAGCCGAGCGAATACGGCCAGTGGTCATCACACCACTCCTGCACGTGGTTGATGTTGACCTCGCGGATATAGAAATCAACCGCACCAACGTCAGGTGCATCGTATAGGTGCTCGCTGCCGCTGGAGCCGCCTACCGCTGCATTGATGGCGCGCGGGCGGTAGCCGCTGGTGATGACCACAGGCTTGCCACCAAACTTGACGCGTGCACGCTCAAGGAATGCCGCTAGCTCTGCTGCCGTGTCGAGCTGGTATTGATGGTCAAAGCGCCGTGCTTCTTGAAATAGCGCAAACTCACCAAGCTGCACGTGCGGCGTGATGCGAGCTGTAAATGCACTATTGGGCGACAGCTTGGCAGGATCCTGCTGCTGCTCACCGGCCCATAGCCTGCCTTCTGCGCGGCGACGACGCAATAGTCCGGCCTCTACAGCACTCCCTGGGTTGCGGTACAACTCCATTGCTGCTGGCACTGCCTGCCAGTCCTTGCCGACAAGGCATTTGCTGATGGTTTCAAAACCAGTGTTGCCGTAAAAACCAGCGCCGAGGTTGTAGGCAAAGGAGATCAACGCGCATTGCTTGTTGCCCGTCATCTCATTCCAAAATGGCACGCTGTTGCGCAGTTTTGCGGCGATGCGCTCCACTTCAAGCGTCAGTAGCTGATCGGCATCAATCACGGTGATCTTGTCACCGCGTTGCACCTTGCGACCATCTGGGTAGCGCGTGGTGCCGTAGCCAATTGTTGCCACATCCCATCCGTGCAGAGGGTCTGGATAAGCGCTGAGATGCACGCCCTCGAACTCTTTAATGAGTTTTACCGCTGGGTCATAATTATGCAGCTTGCCGCCAGCTTGCCAGGTCTTGTACCACGGCTGATCCCTATTAAAGACTTCAGGCGCAACCTTTAATAGCTCAGCCTCTAATTCAGAGATGGCCGCCATTTGATGTGGCGTGCCGTGCTTGTAATGCTTAAACAGGTCGGTCAGTTTGATCATCGCTTAACCAATGGAGTGACAACACCAGCAAGCACTTCGATAGCCCTATAAAGTTTGACCGCAAGTTTGGCGGTTTTTCTTAGTGCTTTGTTGTCTTTCGGTGTTGGCGTCAAGTTGACCACGATCAACGCGACGCCATGAATGGCAACTGCCAACGCAATATAATCAGCAATGCGATCCATGGCTAAGCATGCGGCCGTCCCTCTAGCTTAGATACCCTTTGCTCAACCGTATTCAGCCGCGTAAAGGTCTCTTTGCGATCTTCTTTGATATCGGTGTGCAGCACTTCTAATTGCGTTGCAATGTGCTCTACTGCGCTGGTCAGCCGAATCACTGCATCTCGCGCTTCATCATTGCGGCGGCTAAAGCCCATTGCGCCCATTGCGGCAACGGAGATCGACACCCCGGCGACAGCAGCAATCAGCTCGATCATGCAATTAGCTTAGCTGTCGGCTAAGATTGACGCCTAGAACCTTTTTGGAGGTCTAGGCGTTCCCGTAGCGGCCGGCTGCGGGCACCAGGTGGGCACCGCGTGAGGACCCACCACCGGCCACACTTTTACCAAGGCACGCCTGCCTGCTTAGTGGGCTGCCGTTGCTCGTCGATCTGACTGTCGAGTGCGGCGTGGATTTCGAGCACCTTCTCATCGCCCAGCTTTTGCAGCACCCAGGCGACCACCACATCCTCAGTCAGTTCGGAGTAGGGGATCAGGCTGCCTTCAGGGCGCTCCAGTCCGAGGCTGCCGTAGGCGCCAGCGGAATAAACCGCATCATCGCTTTTGGCGTCCACGGTGTAGTGAGCGACGAAAACGTAACCGTCGCTTGTCTCTCTTTCGAGCTGAGCGATGCGCCAGGTGTAGGTGTTAGCCATGGATGGGGTGGTCATGTGGTGAGATTAGCTGGGGTGAGCAGTGACGTGGACTAGGGGCTTTGCTCAAAAACGTGTCTGGCTGACAAAGAATGTGCCCGCCAGACTCATGCTGCGCAAAACCAGTATTGAAGGGGACTACTCTTCGTCAGGGATAGATTCCAATGCTTTGCGGATTGTGGTGAAGTCCCACGAGGTGCAGGCGTCATCGGAGGTTTCCAAGCTCTTGAGCAAAGCTAGTGCTTGTTCTTTGAGGGTGTAGGTCATTTGTTTACGGGGTTTCTAGGGCAGTAATACGAGCCTTCAGTGATTCAATTTCACCAATGGCGTCCTGCAAAGCCTTGGTTAATACGGCCGCAAACTTGTCGTAGTTGACAGAAATGGGGATTAGCTCGGCGTCATCTTCGTTTCCTGTAATGCAGCTTTTTGGTCCAGTTGGCACAATTTCAGGAATAATAGACTGAACCTCATCGGCAATAAAGCCGATTTCTTTTTCTCCGCTATCTGTTCGTGTATAAATACGTGGCTTGAGCATTTTAAGTTCACTTAGGCCGTAAGGGCAGTTTTCAATATCTTCTTTGACCAGGCGCGAAGAAGAATCCCAGGTTAGAGCCCCGCTTACCGAACTCCATTTGACAGCATTTGTTCCTGCACCACTGTTCCACGCAGAACCAGCGATAACAATACTTCCAACATTGAATCTAACTCCATCATTTCCGGCAATGGTACTTGTTTTGAGGTTAATAGCTCCATCACTCTGAATCCTCATCCGCTCCGTCGGAGAACTAGCCCCATCCGCGGTCGTGCTCAGTACAATCCGGCCTGGCATGTCGTTAGTGCCAGGGGTGCCGTCTACGTTGACGGAAATAGACGCCGCGCTTACGAATTCAGTTGCATCATTCCCTTGGAAGGAAAGAATACCGATTACATCATCGCTTTGGACAATGGCGTTAGTACTGGATCTTGACTTGCCTAGGACAATAGATGACGCAAAGATATCATTACTGTTTCTTACGATAGAAACCTCGCCGCTGCCCTCTACTTGGAATTGGGCAGAGTTTGTAGAGTTATAGAAATTTGCACGCGCAGTAGACGTACCAACTAAGAGCCTGCCGCTGGAGTCGATGCGGGCGCGTTCCGAAAGTGGAGTATTAAATAGATCAGCACTTCCTGTATAGAACTTAATTTCTCCTAAGAACCCAGAAGCACCTGCTCCATTCAAACCGATAGCAGCAAGTCCGTTTACGCTGCCTATATCTGATCGCAATACAAGGCGCTCAGTCGTTCGCTCACCCGTGCTGCCATTGCTTTGAAGGCCAATGTTGCCACCTCCAACCGACAACAAACTGCCAGGACTCGTAGTGCCAATCCCTACGCGCCCTGCCGAGGTGATGCGCAGGCGCTCGCCCAACGCTGTGCCGTTATCAGTCAAAACAGAGAAATAAGCAGGGCAACGGGATCCTGAAGGTGTACCCTCAACCACTGCCCTTAAACCAACACCAGTACTGCTTGCAGTTCCTGTGTAACCTCGGAACTGAATTGTTCCAATTCCATCGCCGTTTAACAGGGCTGTTGGAGATGCGTATGTTCCTCTTGTTGTTCTAAACCCTAGGTTTGGCGTTCCTACGGAATCAGCATTTCGCTCAAGAAAGAAAGAATCATTGACAGTCGTAACAATGTGCACTGGCCAAGCAGGTGCTGCGCCAACCCCAACATTCCCACTCGCATCAACAAACAACCTGCCAGACCCACCAGTTGCTAGCGCTAGTTGGTCTGCGCCCGTTCTATAGACGCCCGTATTCGTATCCCCATCAAAACTGATCGATGGCGCACTGGCTGTGCCCGATGGCATCAGCAGTTGGCTCAGAGGATATGTACCCGATGATGGGATGATCCCTTGATAGCCAAGGCTTGCCCATGCTGTGCTGCCGTTGCCAATCTTGATCTTGCCAGTATCCGACTCGATCCCGATCTCGCCCGCTAGCAGCGTTGGGTTTTCAGCCGTCCAATTGGCAGCAGTATCGCGGCGTTGTTTCTGTAAGGCTGAAAGCGTGATGCTCATCGGGATGCACCGGAATTGATTACATAATCGCGTGCCGGCGTACCGGACGCAGCACCTGCATCAAGGATATAGGTGCGGGCAGGGCTGGCAGCAGCGCCGCCAGCATCGAAGATCAGATCAGAAAAATCGATGGCGTATGTGGTCAGCTCAACCTCAACGCTCCACAAATCAGACGATCCATCGGTGATGACCGGCGGACCGGCATAGCGCCATGCGTAGTCACTTAGCAATGGAACCGGCAGTGTGGCGTAGCCGTTCCATACCTCAGCCGATAGATAGAAGATGCCATAGCTGC